AAGTTTTCCAGATGCGAATTTCGCACCAGACATCTAAAGGCCGTAAGCGGCATATGGTCCGGTTGGACCAGACGCTGATTGCAGCCGATCCCCTGACTGCGGAAAATGTTTCGCAGCGCGCGGGAATATATCTGGTTGTCGATGAACCTTCTTTTGGGTTCGACGACACTACTCTGGATTACCAAGTTGACGCTTTGATCGCCTGGTTGACTGCTGGCAATATTGCCAAGTTACTGGGCGGTGAAAGCTAACCAAAAGACGGCCTTCACCGGGTTGGGGTTAAACTCTGATCGGAACAGTCAAGAAGCGTGTCCGCGTAATACCCTTATAGAATTTTATAAGTGGTTCACATAAGTCGGACACGTAGTTCCAGCTGTTTTGAGAGGGGGTAACCCCTTCCTCTCAGAGTTGAAACTCCTAGAACATGGCTGGATCTGTACACCTCCAGTAGGAGGAACAGTGAAAAGCCACGAAAAGGATGTACTTGCTGTTTGCAACTGCGTCATTTCTGACGCAAGTGCAAAATGCACCACCGACATTAAAGCCAATGCTAAACGAGACTATCTAACAATCAAATCTCGTTTACGAAATGAGGGGCTATCGTTCTTAACGATAACCCTACCTAACTTTGGAAAAGACTTCGAAAGATGTCTTGACTATGGTCAGGTAACTCCAACCGCTTTCCAAGGATGGAAAAGGCGGCAATGTCTCCCTGCGTTTCTGCAAGGTTTCATGAGTCTCATATTCAACATTGGTACAGGAGGTCTTCTCAATGATCCAGATGTTACAGCCATTGAAGGCATTAGGCAAATCGCTTATACCTTTAAAAAGCTGGGACTGCAATGCACTCCCGAACGGGAAAGCAAAGCTTTGTCTGACTATGAGAAGGTTGAGTCCGAACTCTCAGACTCCATGTTTGTTAGAGACGATGACCTATTTAATAAGGTTAGTCGCCTTTTGTGGGGCAGTGTGTTTCATGAGTCATATGATTCAGAGATACTTACTCCTAAACATGGACCTGGGCAAACTGCAGAGCGTATTTCTGGTAATCGGAAATATTCTCAGCTTACTTGGAACGAAAGATTAGAACCTTTCTTCCCATCGGACAAATTTATCATGAGTTGTTCTTCACAATTCTTTGATGAATCCGAGGGATACGAGCGAGTGCGTTTGCTTAAGGAAGAACAAGAACTTCCCGTAAGGGTCGTTACTGTTCCTAAAACACTGAAAGGCCCTAGGGTAATTGCTATGGAACCTGTTGCTATGCAGTATGCACAACAGGCCCTGTCTTCGTTTTTAACAACGAAGATCGAACGACACGATATCACATCAGGTCATATAAATTTTCATGACCAGAGTGTAAATCGTGCTCTAGCACTTTCTGCCTCTTCCGACAAAAGTCTGGCAACACTAGACCTGTCGGCAGCCAGTGACAGAGTTCCTCTGTCACATGTAACTGCAATGCTTGAAGTTAATCGCGATTTGTTAGACGCGATTCTAGCATGCAGAAGCATGGCAGCGCAGCTTCCGTCAGGTAGAATTCTTACCTTAAAGAAGTTTGCGTCCATGGGTTCGGCTCTTTGTTTTCCGATCGAGGCAATGTTTTTCTTTACAGTTATAATTGTTGCCTTGTTAGGGAAGCAAAAACTTCCTGTGACACTTCACAACATCAAAAAGGTGTCTAGGAGTGTCTACGTTTACGGGGACGATATAGTTGTCCCTGTGAGCCAGGTGGAAATTGTTCTTGAAACCCTGACTAGTTTTTATTGCAGGGTAAACGCCGACAAATCTTTCTGGACTGGTAAGTTCAGAGAGAGCTGCGGTATGGATGCGTATGACGGACATGAGGTTACACCTACTTATGTCAGAAGTACGCGACCCAAGAACAAGGGTTCGGCCAAGGAGATAGTATCTCTTGTTGCCACATCCAACCTCTTTTATAAACGAGGTTATTGGAAGACGGCAGCCCTACTCAAAGATTGGGTAGAGTGTATTACTGGTAATTTACCAGTTGTACGAGAGAATTGTCCTGGGTTGGGGTGGCATAGCTACCAGAACTTTGTTCAAATTGATAGATGGAATGTAAACCTACATAGGTTCGAAGTTCGAACTTATATGGTTTTTCCAGACTATCGAAAGGACAAGTTGGACGGTTATGCTGCTCTGCTCAAGTATTTCGTTACCAAAAGAGATCATAACGATCTTCTTGCGATTGACGAGAAACATCTTGAGAGGAGCCCACGGTCCGGCGCCGTTTGCATTAGACGCCGGAGGACCACACCTTATTAAAAGAGGTGTGTTGTGACGTAGTTGTCACGGGGGGCATTCCTGACTACGGATATGCCATGGCGAGG